CAGCATGCGGATGCGCAGGTTACGATCCACGGATCTGTCCTTCCGGGTTGTGGCGGCGCGCGGCGCGCGCGCGCCACTGCATCAGGTCGTGTATCGAGAGCGCGTCCAGGGCATCGGGCGACCAGTGGAACACGAAGGCGATGTCCGCCATCGGATCTTCTACATGCTCTGGGAGAGTGCCGCCTTCGTCGCAGTCGGCAGCAAAAAATCGACGAGCACCCCTGCGATCTGCGTCACGTCCGCGGGGTCCATCGCGTCGATGAGGTGCGGATGCAGGATCGGCTGCGTCACACGCGGCGCGACGAGCGCGACCTGATTGTAATCCATACGCACCAGCCCGCCGAGGTTCGCACCGCGCAGCGCGCCGCCCATCGGCTTTCGGACATGAATCAGCGTACCCGCCGGCATCACGACCTTGTCGGCGACGACGATGTCGTATTCGAGCGTGACGTCGCCGGGCGCGGCGGGTGCGGAGTTTTGCGTGTCGTTCTGGTCGTTCATTTTATCGATCCTCGGATTTAAATCTCGGCGGGCCAGCGGCGCTGGCGCGCGGGCTAAAGCCCCAGCGCCCCGCGATGCGCGGCCATCAGGTCGACGCCGCCAACGACCTCGATCATGCCGAGCACATCGATCTCGACCTCGACGACGTCGTTCCACGTCAGCTTGAAATAGCTGAGCTGGCTTTTGACCTTGAACTCGGTGTCCTCGCCGGGCTTCCATTCGCCCATGTCGATCTCTTCGTGCCGGCCGCGTGTGACGATCTCGACGACGTCGACCGCGCCGGTGTCGTCGTTCTGGAACGAGCCGACGAAGCGCTGCTGCACGCCCGAGATATTGAGCATGCCGTGCTGGCGCAAGATCTGGCGCATCGGGCCGCCATAGGTCGCCTCCATCTCCAGCGCCTCGCCGCCCATGTCGACCTTGACCGCGCGGCTCATGCCGCCCGCACGATAATCCTCGAACTTGCGGACGAGTTTGGGCGGCGTGATCGAGACGGTTTCGCCGATAAAGGCCTCGCCATCGTTGAACATCATCGTCTGTTTGAGCTTGCTGGGGAACGCCATCGCGTCAGCCTTTCGTACGGGAGGTGGGGTTAGTTGCCGGCGACCAGGCTGGTGAAGTCGGCGAAGAACTCGTCCGAGATCTCTTGTTCGAGCCCGAGCGCCTCCAGGGGCGGCACGAAGGTGTAGCGGTAGCCGATCAGCAGCTTGCCGGCCTTCAGCTGCTCGACCGGGTTTCTCGCCCCGTCGAAGACGGCCACGGCGCCGAGGATACGACCGGCGCGCGCCTCGGTGCGGAATTTCTCGTTGATCTGCTCGACGATGTCTTTGGCGAGGCTGGGCAGCAGCGGCTTGTCCATCGCCCAGACGATGCCGAGCGCGACGGTGTCGGCGAGGATCTGCGCGGTACGGCAGGCGCTTTCGAACACGAAGTCGCTGTCCGGCGCGGCGCAGGTGCGATTGCCCCAGAAGCGCAGTTCGCCAGCGATGCGGACCACCGTCACCAGCTGCGATGCATTGAGCACGTTGGCGTCGCATTCGGGGTCCTGAATATCGAATGTGACATCTGCCGCCAGGCCATCGATCTCGGGCAATGCGACGTTGGACAGCGTCTTGTGCCACCCCTGCGCCTGGTCGATCGCGGCGCGGACGCCCATCGCAACCGCTGCGACCGGGACGCCAATGCTCGCACCGCCCGCGCCGTAGGGCGCCGTCACGCTCGGCCAGAGCAGCGTCAGCTCGCGCGCGTCGGGGAACAGCGCACGGTGCGTGATCGCTTCGCCGCGATCGTTGCCGACCGCCGCGGCGTACACGCGTGCGCGCAGGCGCTTGGCAACCGTGACCATCGCCTGCGTCACCAGCTCGCCCTCAAGGCCGGGTGCGCCGATGATCCGGGGATGGAGGTTCAACTGCGCCGGGGCGGTGAGCAGCGCTTGCATTCCGGTCTTCACACCGGCCACGTCGGTGCCGATGACCGCCGTCGCGGTGTCCGCTGGCGTAGCGCCAGGCGCGACGCGCACGACAACAACGGGTGCGGTGACCTGCCCTGCGATGGCGATAAGCGCGGCACGCAATGTGCCGCCCTCGCCGGCCTTCTCGATCGCGTCGTCGAGGTTCGTCACCTTGACCGCGGTGTCGAGCGGGAATGCGCCGGCAACCGCATCCGGTGCGGTCGCGACCAGGCCAATGACGGCGGTGGCGACCGTCGCGATGCCGCGGGTCGATGTCTTGACCTCGGTGACGTTGATCCCGTGGAGGAAACTCATGGGCGAACCTTTCAGGCGAGCGCCGACAGGGCGCGAATGATGGACGAGATGGAAAAGGCGGGGGCGGCAGCCGTGTCGGTGCGCCGGCCGGTGACCGTGATGACGGCCTCATGCGGGAGTTTTCCGGGCGAAAGCACGACGCGCGAGATCCGCGCGCGCCCTTCCTGCCGAAGGAGGGCGAGCGCTGCGGCGGCAAAGATCCGCATGCGGCCGAGTTCGTTGTTCGGTTGGTCGAGCAGTTGGGGAACGAGCGAGCCATATTCGCGCCGCCCAATCCGCGTGCCAAGCGGGGTCCCGAGAATGTCGCCAATCGACTGCGCGAGGTGATCTGAACCAGCCAGCGGCGCACCGGTATTGCGATCCATGCCAATCATTGCGGCGGTCCCGAGATCCCGCCACCCGCCTGCAACTTCGTGTGGACGTGACCCTTGAGGCTCTTGCCACCACCAACGACATCCGCGTCGCCGGTCACGGTGCCGCTCGCGCGGATGTCGCCATCGACCGCGACGTCGCCCTTGAACGACAGGCCACCGTCCGCATCGATCCGGACGATCGCGCCTGCCGGCAGGATGGCCGTCAGCGTGTGGGTCTTAGGATCGTAACCGATCCGTGCCCGGTCCTGATATTCGGTCAGCGTGGAGTCGTCGTTCGCGGGGTGCGGATGCGCGTCGCTCGCCAGGCTGCCGATGATGATGCCGCGCGCGGTGTCCGCCTCGGGTGCCAGAACGAGGACCTGTTCGCCGATCGCGGGCGGCGACCAGGTGCGTGTGGATCCGGCGCGGCTGGCGAGCCACGGAATATCGCCCGTCGTCAGATCGTCGGCGAACCGGACGCGAGCGGTGCCGGCGTCGAGATCCACGGACGCAACAGTGCCTTCGCGCGCGAGATCGCCGATCAGACGTTGGATGTCAGCAGTGCCAGCCATTTGGCGACCATGGCGCTGTCGTTCACCATCTGCGCGGGGCAGCTCTTGTAGAAACGCATTCTACAAGAGCCGCGGCTGGATCAGATTGTCTTGCCCATGCCGGCGAGGATCGCCCGGACCTCCTGATAGGCCGCCAAACGTTCCGCAGCGGAAAGTTGGCGGTCCCAATCAAGGCGAGCCGCGTGCTTTACCCGTGCCGGGAAGGTGCCGGGGCCGATGTGACTGCTGTTGCCGACGACGATCGTCCCTGCCGGAGCGGTCCGCGCGCCGGCCGTTGGTGCGCTAGCGGATTGCAGCAGCTGGCCGCCGGCGAATTCCTCGATCGTCATGATCGAAGCGGCAGCAGAGCCCGAGATGCTCGCGATCAGGCAGCGATGCGCACTGAGCGGTCGCGCGGGAAGGTTGGGCAGGGATGCAGGCGTCGCGCTGACATCAGCGAGGCTGAAGGTGAGCTTCCCCGCAGCGACGGTGACCGCAAGACGGCCGTTGAAGCCGGACGATACGCCAGACAGGATCGTGTCGGTCGCCAAAGTCGCGGCGTCTGCGCCCTGGACCCCGCACACAAGCAGCATCGTATGCGCGACGCCCGGCATCGCGACCAGCGTGTCGATACCGGCGCCGTTGCCAAGCTCGGCTTCGTGATCGCCATAAACTGGCGCGACTGCGGCGCCGGTCAGCGCCTCCGCCGCATTGGCCTTCATGCCGGCGCTGTTGACCCGGCTCGTCGCGAGGTTGCGACCGAACAGGAATTCGGAAATCAGGTTGGTGCGGTTGGTCGTCAAGAACAGACCCCGACCAAGGCCGGATGCCGAAAAGTCTGCAGTCGGAGAGATGATGCCGGGCATGGTCGGTCCTTGTTAAGCGAGAAAGAGTTCAGCAGCGCCGCTGGCGAACACGTCCGCCCCAGCCGCATTGAGATGGACGTTGTCGGGGCCGAAGAGCTGCCGCTGGCTGCCCGCGTATCCGTACTCGGCGTAGCTCGCGCCGAACCGCGGCCGGGCGTCGAACAGCGCCAGGTCAAGCGTGCTGCAGAATTGCCGGGCGGCAGATGCATAGGCATCCATCTGCTCGGGCACGCCGCTTCGCTGTGCCTGGGGGCGCAAGCACAGGGCGATATCGGCAGCGCGGTTTGCGCTGCGCAACGTCGAGACGATCGACGTGATATCGGCGGTATATTGGGCCACGGATCGCGACTGGCTTTCGTCGTTACCGCCAAGGCCGAGCGCGACCGCATCGAAACCAATCCGGGCGAGCGCCTGAAGCCAAACCGCCTGGTCGACCGACGCCCAGCCCAGGGCCGAGGAGCCGCCATATGCGAGGTTATGCACCAGGCAGCCGGTTGCCGCCGCCAGCACGACGCCGGCAACCTTGACCATGCCCGATACGACCTCGATCTGCAGGCTGAACGGCCCGGCAGGCGGAGCGGCAAGCACGACCTTCCCCGGGGATGTGCCAAGGTCGAGGCTGGCCCAGCCTCCCGCTCCGTAGCGGTAGCGAATGCCTCCGCCGGCATGGTGGAGCTCGACCAGCGAGATGGCCAGCGCGCCCGGATAGTCGACGACGTAGGTCGCACCGGCGGAAAAAGACTGGATGCCGCGGGTGTCGGGCGACCATGGTTGGTACAGCAGATTCT